TCATTAATAACTGCTTTTTCACAAAATATTTCAAATGGGCAACTTTCACATTTGGGATTTTTTGGACTACAATATTTTCTCCCCACTTCCCAGCACAAGCCATCAACCAAACCAGGAAACTCAGGATTTAACTCTCTGGCCTTAACTATTGTATATATTCGAGCTGTCTCAGAATCCTTTACATACTGAGTTAAACCCAAACGTTGAAATACTCTTATTGTATGAACATCGGGAGCAATATCAATAAAGCTGTAGTCAGAAAACTCTATTTCAAAATATCTACAAAGAAGATTTGGAGCCATATTTGCAATTTTAAAGCCACACCCATTAAAATCTATAAAACGCAGAACGACATCATAACTGCTTGGTTTCCCAGACCATATTCTGGAGGCATCTCCATTCATGAACTTAGTATCTACTATTTTATGAATTGCATCATAAAACACCTTGGCTTTTCTGATAGGGTATCTATGCCACTTATTTTCGCCAGTGAACATATTGACATATTCCTGCTTATTGACATTGTAAAGATCATAGATTTCAAAAGTGCCAAGTTCCTCACATACACGATAGGGAATAGCCCATGCGACATCCGCATCAATGCCAGAATCCATTAAACAACCTAAGACAAATGCATGGGGATATTTCTCAATATTTCTTAGTAATTCATTTGCCTTCTTCGTAAATTCAGTTTCTTTAAGCGAGGAGGCTCTATTTCTGATAAATGGTTCTTCCTTATGCGACTTATCAAAAAATTCCTTATAAGCTAAATCAACCAATGGATGCTGCATCACTAAACCTCCTAAGAGTGTATCCGTATCAAATATCAATTTTCAATTATAGTTTCTTTTATTAAATTCAAAGCCTCTTCTACCAATATCGCCAAGCTTTTTTAAGCGCTTTCTGGTCCTCACTTTTTTCATGCTCACGTTCACCAAGCAATTCATCATCCCTGGCAACAATGGGATCGAACCAATCTGCTTTTTTCTTTGCCCAGTCAATCCATGCGGCAGTTTCATCATCCAATCCATCCTGACTGTGAGTAACCTCTACTGCTTTGACAAAGGCTCTGATTTTACAGGCTACCTCATAGTCCTGCGCCATGTTTGTAAGCGCGATCGTCTGTTCAAGTTCTTCATTATGACGAATACGGCGTTCTTCACGCAGTCTTTTCTCCTCAGCTTCTTTCCTTTTAGCTTCCTCTTGTGCTTCACGATCAAGGCGAACCACCTCAGATTCTTCATAGAGGTCAATCAGAATATCGCCAAGCCTAGATTCAATATTAATTGTATCTGTATCTCTGAAATATCTGCCCTTACGAATGCTAATCCGCAACCGTCCATTGAAAACATAGTCATACTTGCGAATATTGGGTTTCGAAGCCCAATGACCATGGCGTTGGGCGTCTTCATACTTAAGCAATTCCTGAGCCTCTTGCCTTGTAATCACATGTTTGACTTCGTCTTGAGCCTCGAACACTTGAATATTCACATCTTCATTTCTGATCCGTAGAGAAAGATCATCGTTGACAGAACCGCCAAGACTCTCAACTTGGCGAAAAAGAGCATCAAGTATCCGATAAACACGTGGAAGACTCTCGTTTGAAATAACACCAGCCAGAAGCGGTGGACGATTTGAATAGTTTTTGTAGCTTTTTTGCGCCCCTTCCGGTTTTGTATTGTTTCTATCCCATTTATTGACCACAGACTGAGAAGCATTAATTTTTTTGTGCAATTTGCTATTTTCTGCCGGCATTTGTATTTGCTGCGCGGCAAGAAGTACTTTTTGTTTTTCGCTTTCTGATAAAAACGAGAGTGGCAATGATGATATATTGCTAAACTTTACACCTTCAAAAGTTCTTGTCCCTATTTTCTCCATAGCTCCTTTTGCAATCGGAAGCGGGGGCTTTTTCATTTTTTCTCCAGCTCGAAGCTTTGCCCAGTACCCGCGAGGAGGAACTGGCACATTAAGTGATTTGCAGATTTTATGTATTGCCACGTCAGACACACCGTATTGAACGGCAACCTCTACAACTGGTTTTGCCCACACCTCTTCATATAATTTTTCTCTGTTATAGGTGTTACGCTCACCATTTACTGTACGATATGTAAGCCGATTGTCTTGAGGCGCATCCGGCACATCGACTACCGGTTGATTTCCAGATACTTCGGGTTCCTCTACAGCTTTAACTTCAATATCTGATCTTTCTACCAACTGATTGTCTTTCTTCACTTCAGTAACAGCAGCGGATTCAATGGTGCGTTTGGAACGTTTTGGAGTAGAGTAGGCTGGCAGCGTAACTTCAGTGATCGACGACTCTGGCAATATTGTTTTTATTACTGGTTTGCCAAACCTCAATTGAGTCCAGTATCCTGATGGGGGGATTGGGATATCGCTCTCTTTGCATAGTTTTAGCAATTCAACATAGGGAGCATTATATTTCTTGCCAACGCCAGACACCGAAATCTCCCATATTTCATTATACAATTGCTCTCTGGATAACTTTTCAGGTCGGTCTTCACTCATCACGTATCCTCCTTTCTTTCATTATTTTTCGGTAATGGAGGTAATTTTCCGCTTCCATTATCCACCTGTGTGGAATCCTCATCCCAAGAAAGCGAAAACGCATATTCAAATAGTTTTATATTCCCTATTCCGCGCTTTCGCTTAATATAAAAAGCAGATCCTTTTTCATTTCTTCAAACTGCGAAATAATAGTGTTGAGGTTCTTTTCAATATTTTGAACCTGAACATTTGTTATCTTTCCATGCTTATATGCAATCAGCCGCTCATCGATAATCTGGTAACTCCAGCTTTCGGAGTATCGGTCTTCATTTTTAATAGCAAATCCGATCGGTAGCAGATCATTTCTCATGCCAATACTCACTGCCATAGGTGCTATCCCAAGATAATCAGCCGCTATTTTACATGTGATTTTCGGGAAATTCCTAATTTCTTCATCTGTATATTTACCCATGCGCTTCACCTCCCTCTCCAGTGTTTTTCTAAATTCTATACTATTATGCACAACTAAAGTAGTATTCTCAACCAAATAAAAACACCCGCATGGTCAGCATATTCCAGCCGGCCCTGCGGGTTTTAATTTCCATATTCAATTCTCATACCGGCAAGGAAAATAATATTTCTCTTACCCACAGCTATCCAATGCCCCAAGGCAACTCGGTCCCGTCTTTAAACTGGAAAATCACCTCATGCTCCGATTTAACCACCATGGCATTTAAGGTGGCACACCAAAGGCTCTTGTCAAACTCGGTCAGCAGTTGCTCCTGCTTTTTCAGTTCTTTGATAAACGCTTTCATCTGGTTGCGCCTGGCTATGCTCATAGCAATTTCGGCATTTAGTTCTTGCTTTCGTTTTTGCATTTTGTTGTATTTGGCGGCATATTCGCTGTATTTGCGGTTGTATTCGGATTGTTCGATGGCTTTGCGAGCATTTTCCGCTATCAGTTTTTCTATGACCGCTTCAATCGCCGTACACTCTTCCTCGATTTTCTGTAATTCTTTTTCCTGTCTTGTGCAATTGGTGACTTTAGCAATGATTTCATCGTAACTTTCCAAAATGGTATCCTTATCTGTAATCAGACTGTTAAACACCTGGGTAAAAGCCTTTTTAATAACTTCCTCTTTCAAATGCGGTGTTGTACAGAACTCTTTCTTGTGGAACTTCTTGTTGCACTGCCAGATCATGCAGGCATATTTGGTTCCCGAGTGCCAAACTTTTCTGCCGTAAAAACCGCCACAGTCTCCACACAAAATCCGGCTGGCGAAGCAATTGATGGCGCTTGTATACTTCCCTGCAGATTTTCGCCGCCTGAACTCTTCTTGAACCAGCTCAAAGGTCTCAGGAGAAATTATAGGTGAATGGCTTTGTTCAACATAATATTGCGGTACTTCGCCCTCGTTCACTTTCTTTTTCTTGGTCAAAAAGTCAACGGTTATCGTTTTCTGCAAAAGTGCGTCGCCCTTGTACTTTTCATTGGTTAGTATACTTGCCACTGTGCTGTAATGCCATTGTTGTTTACCAGATGGTGTTAAAAACCCTTTATTTGTCAGATGCTTGGCAATACCTGAGGGTGTCTTGCCCTCAAGAAAGAGCTTGTAAATCAGCCGAACAACCTTAGCTTCTTTATCAATAATCTTCGGTAAACCGTCCTCGCCTTTTTCATAGCCGAGGAACCGTCCGTAAGGCAGGCTCACTTTACCGTCTGCAAATCGCTTGCGCTGGCCCCAGGTGACGTTCTCGCTAATTGAGCGGCTTTCTTCTTGCGCGAGCGACGACATTATAGTGATCAGCAGCTCTCCTTTACTGTCCAAGGTGTATATGTTCTCTTTTTCGAAATATACCTCGACACCCTTTTCCTTAAGCTGGCGGACTGTGGTCAACGTATCTACAGTATTGCGGGCAAAGCGGCTGACCGATTTAGTGATAATCAGATCAATCTTGCCGTCTAATGCATCGGCGATCATTCTGTTGAAGCCATCCCGCTTTTTGGTACTCGTCGCTGAAATTCCCTCATCGGAATAAATCTCTACGAAATACCAGGCTGAATTGGAGTGAATATGCCTCGTGTAGTAATCTACCTGGGCCTCATAGCTGGAAAGCTGCTCGTCATTATCCGTTGATACTCTCGCATAAGCGGCAACTCGCTTCTTGGTTTGAGTTTCTGAATTTATCGGTGCAAAGAGCGCGACTTTTGCCGGTATGACGGTTACGGTTGATGCTCTTGCTGTCCCCATAAGATGCTCTTTCTCCTTTCTGAATAATTTTTCTGCCGTTCCCGTGCCTTCTGCCTGGCTTCCTCGGTCCATATCTCCTTGCATGAAGGGTACTGCCATTCTTTTTGCACCGTGCGGCCATCCTGATAAACAAACACTAGCCGGTTGGCACCAGGCACTTGGATTTCCTTTACGTGCTGCTTAAAGACCGTTTCGTTAAACGCCCTTAGTCCCAAAACCTCTGCGGCAATGGATAGCAGTATGTGTTCTGGAATCTGCTTGGAAGGGCAGCTATCCTTGCCATATTTCAGGTAAGTACTACAATGCCAAAAAATGCGGCCATGAGATGTTTTGCGTTTGTAGCTTTTCTCACAGTTGCCGCAGACAATTTTACTGCTGAAAGGATATTGCCTCACTTGCTTTTTCCCAGCATTCCGTTCTCTGTTTTTAGCCATAATCTCCTGCGCCTTTTGAAAAGTAGCTTCATCAATAATCGGCGGGTGGGTGTTTTTGGCATAATATTTGGGAAGTACTCCCTTGTTTAAGACTAATGACTTGGTTAAGTGGTCAATAACGTACTTTTTCTGAAGAAGGGCATTCCCTGAGTATTTTTCATTCTTAATAATTTCCGCGACTCTCTCTGAGTTCCACGTTCCTCCTCGTAATCTTTGAATACCCATTATGCGCAATTTTTTAGCAATCGGGGTACAACCCATACCGCCTATGTAGTTGTCATAAATCATACGGACTATTTTTGCCTCTTCCGGATCGATTTCAATTTTGCCGTCTTTAATACGGTAGCCGAAAATAAAACGAAGATTTACAAGTTCCCCGTCAGCAAAACGCTTGCGAATACGCCACTTGCAGTTTTCGCTGACCGAGCGGCTTTCCTCCTGCGCAAAAGAAGCGAGGATGGTAAGCATCAGCTCTCCATCCCCTCTCATCGAGTGGATATTTTCTTTTTCAAAGAAGACATCGACATTAATGTTTTTCAGTTCCCGTACCACCTCCAGCAATGTCAAAGTGTTCCTTGCAAATCTGGAGATAGACTTCGTCAGGATCAAGTCTATTTTGCCATCTCTGCAATCAGCCAAGAGCCGTTGAAACTCCGCTCTGTTATCTTTGGTTCCGGCCAGTGCTTCATCAGCATAGACGCCAGCATACTCCCAGCCAGGATGTTTTTGTATTAATTCGCTGTAATAGCTGACCTGAGCCGAGAGTGAATGGAGCATGGCATCTTTGCCGCTGGATACTCTGGCGTAGGCAGCCACACGCTTTTGCTTATGTCTTACCGGCATAATCGGTGCTATTATCTTGATGATCCGTTCCATAAAACCCTCCTTTCAGTATCACATGCTAACTCTGCTGCCTGTATATATCAAGTCATATCAGCGACAAAAGACGCCAAATAAAATAATTAAAATCAAGGTTGCAAACCACATACACATTAAGCAACCTTGCAACCTTGCAACCTTGAACTGACCATAAAAAATACCATGGCTATATGTTACCTCCACTCCATTTTTATATATGGCAAGTTATTAGCGACTCAAAACACCTAGTAAGGGGCGGTACTTTTTAAGCATCATCGTATCAATTTTCTTGTATTCTTGTTCCGTAATCAGCTCTCTTTTCCGCATTGATTTGGCAATAGTTAGCGACACCCGGTAGTTCTTTTCCCTTTCAAACTGCGCACGCGTCATGTTCATCCCTCACTTTTTCAAACCGATGTTTAATATAACAGGCATGCCCACAAAATTTGCGAGTCTTGTTGCCGTAACTTTCGAATTTTTTTCCACACTCTTCACAGACTAGCGTGTAATAAGCTTTCTTTGAAGATTGGCTGTCATTTTCCTTCCACCAGTTTCGGCGGCATTCTTCAGAGCAGAATTTCTTAGGATGACCCTTTGTTCCTTGGGCTAACAGTTTTCCGCAGTGCTTACAGGTGGTTTGCGTTTCCCTTACCTCCAATACTCTGCGGTTATTGCAGCTTCCAATATTGTTACGCCTGCAGTAAGACTTTATTGTGTTTTCCGATAATCCCAAGCTATTGGCAATCTTCGTGTAGCCCACGCCTTCACAGCGCATATGGCTTATCTGTTCTTTTTGAAATAAGGTCATATGAATCACTCCTTTGCAAAAACAAGACCCGCAGATGTTACTCCACGGGTCCCGTAGAAAAATATATTAATGTTTAATCATTCTATTCCAGATCAGTTCTTGTTTAACACAAAAAATTTTTAGCAGTTTCAGGGATTATTTAAAAATGAGCACCTGCTTATAATGGGTCTTTAGAGAAGGTTATTTTATCCCTCCTTCCGTATATCAAGTGATTCAAAATATTTAGATCCCTTTTATTGCCCTAAGAAGGAATACCTGTTATTTTGTTGAAATAATTATTATTCTGTTGCCAGTAGCCATTTACGCTGTTTTGTCAATTAAGGGGTGAATGTTTGAATAAAATTCTTATTCCATATATTTCGCAAGATAACATTAACCATAAATATTATCTTCGAGCAAATCTGGTTGGAGGAGGATTTGTATCCAATATTTTTGCATCCGGACTTTACCCAAGAAAAAATGATGAAAATAAATACATTTATTCAATAATTTCCGAACCGATATTATTATATGATGAAGTTATTATTACGAAGGATGATTTTTGTTATTTATTGACCGTAGTAGATCATGATCTACTTGATGAATTTCTGGATTCAGGGGTTCTAAAAATTGTAGATACCGATTCATTTAGGTTTTTGCGCTCAAAAGATCCCAATACCAATCTTGAGTACTTTTTAACAGATAAGGGTCAAGGTGATAAGGCCGGGTTTAGAAATGAACTAAATAAAGTATCAGGTAGTTTGTCGTATAAGATTGATAAAGCTACAATGCCATTTGAAAATAAAACTGAATTTATCAATAGTGTTATAAATGAAAGCAATAATGACCTAATAAATGGTAAATTAATCCAATTTTTGAATTTAGACTCAATCATAATATCTGGACAGGACATTCCTTTAAATAACTATAAAACAAATAGGATATTTTATATGAACTATTTTTATGCTTTACAGGCAAAACTTTGTGCCCAGTATTCTTTCCAGGACGAGTACCTTTATAAAATGATTTGTACTAAAATTAGCTCTCATGTTGCGAAACTCAATCGAACTGTTGAGGAAAACTTTTTTACAATATTGAACTTTAATAATATTTTAGATTTAAAGAGTTTAGTAGCTCAAGGACGTCTTTCTATGAAACAGTTACTTAAAATCCGAGAAAGTAGAAACTGTAAAGAATTTAGAGATTGGATATTTAACCTTCATAGAAGTAACTGTGATAATGGAAATGATTCAATTGATATTATTCGTGCCTACCACGAAGCTTGTATTGAAAAAGGTAAAATTGAAAGTTGCACAAGTAGACTACCCTATAAAATTTTAAATACAGTTGTACCAACTTTAGTTGGCTTAATCCCCGGTGCCGGATTTGTAATTGGTGCAGTGTATTCAGCATTTGATAACTTCAAAGATATGTTTTTACATGATTGGAAACCACACTTTTTTATTGATGAACTAAAACGTTACTAAGCTTATAGTTTTAAAATAATTCAAGTCACAGTAGAGTCATACTGCGCAAAAACAGCTTATTTCCAAAATCCAGGAGAAGATGGAGGTAGTAATCAGACTTCGGAAATACTTATGACGCTCGATAAACTCCCATTAAGCAAATCTTGCTTATTCAAAGTAACCCCTCACCTAATGTGCAAACAAACTTATCAAAATGCCGCGTCCGATAATCCATACTATGTCAAATGCACATCCTGCCCGAGGGTCAAAAAACACCATATTCAGGCTTCATGGCCAATCATGGTGTTTTTATTTGGCCCCTTTTATGTGTTTTTTACTGAAAAGACGATCTTGAAATTGCTCGCAAAAGCTTCTGTTTTCTAGGCTCTTCAAAATTCCTAACCAAGCATTTGTCCACCCATGGTGGATACAGTTAAGCTTGATTACCCTCCATTATCGGATGTGAGTCCTTTCTAAAAATTGTCCTTGTCTGTTGGGTTATTTAAAATACCAAAAGCCGTTGCTGCGGCAAAAACCAAGGTCGTAAGTTCCTGGAAGCTATCCTCAGTCAAGCCAATCGGTTGAAGCAAGCCATAGGTTTTCAAAATAAACAATACTAGAGCAATTGTAGCTCCCCAGGCTACCGGACTTTTAAATCTGTTTTGATTCATCGCTTATACCTCCATGAAGTTTTATTACCCGATTCTTTTTCCTACTGCTGCCACCGTTGCGAACCAATCAGCCCCGGCCAGGATCGTTTGATTTGGGTGATTGATCTCACTACCACCTACGACAAACAAATGTTTAGCCGCCTTGACAGCTACCGGTGGATTTCCATCACTATTACGCATAAAAATAGCAACCTCGTTGTTTAAAGCTGCTGCTAAACGCTGGGCCGTTACAAAATCATCCGGACCAAATATAAGAATTCCTTCATCCATACTCTCATGTCCCTTCATTATATTAATAACCTCATTAACATAGCGTTCATATGGAAAGTGATCTCCCGGGCAATCCGTAGCATATTGATCCTTATGGCGCTTGATGCTTGCCTTCGATGGCGTGATACCAAACTCCCGGCACTTTTGCACACAGTGCTTGACTGACGACCAGAACTGAATCTCACTCATCGTCTCCAGCATAAAGTTGCCGATGTGGGAAATGGCATAGGCCACTCGGTTCATACTGTAAACGCCATCCGGGGACAATCCTGAATCGTGGGATCCAACATACTTAATATCCCGTCCGATACCAACCGTGCCATCCTTTTCAATCACAGCGTTATAGCCAATATCACCCCAGCCAAAATTCAGATGCACCCTTCTGACCGCAGCGATATTTTTCTCATTCCCCCCTGTATGGTGTAAATCAATATAGTTAATTTGTGATGTTCGTATGTCCATTTTTTTCCTCCTTAAGGATGAGTGACTAAATAAACAACCAATCCGGTAACGACCGTCATCAGCCCGGAGATGGTTAGGGCAATTCCCCAAGTGGGTCTTCCTCTGGCTGACTCAAGAACCTGATCCAGCTTGGCCTCAAGGCGGTCAAACTTTTTTCCCATGTCAATCTCCAACGAATTCAACCTGGCCTCTTGGGCTTCATCTTTCGTTTCCAAGACAGCCAACCGGGTTTTCAGCTCAGCAATTTCCTGCTCACTCATTCGCCTCCCCCATTTCAATTAATTTTGAATAACACTGTTAGGTTTAAATTCTTTAATAAATTAATAGGTGAAGCGTGGCTGGGTTGAACAGCCGCCTCTTACCTTGCATCTGCCGGCAGGACGCAAAGCTAAAAAGCAAACTACCGGCAGGCCATGGCGGGCAAACGTGCTACGTTACACTACCGCTTCAATAAAAACAACGCCCTTTTTAGGCGTCGTGAAATCGTATCTTAATCATCCTCATTGTGCATATGCGCACCGTGATTAAATAACAAGACAGCGGCCGCTATAATAATAAAGAGAATTACCCACTTCATAAGAATTTCCCCTTTTCTATTTTTATCAGCGAAGAGTGACTGGCTCGAATAGTCGTCTCTCGATCTTAATTACTGCCGGGACACAAAGCTATAAGCAAATTCGCCTGATGAGCCAACGGGCAAATGTGTTGCGTCACATCACGCCGCATAAAAAATAACGCCCCTCGGCGTTATAAACAGTAATTAGATAACTATCGGTAATCCCACAGCAAAAGGTCTATCAGCCATGCATAGTGGTTTCTGCAACCATACCACCTACTTTTCTTTTGTTTTTATATTTAGTTATAGGATCACCATTCAGCAATCAAGCCAGTCCCTAGTCTTACAGAAGTGTTCTCACTGTGCATGTGGCAAGTAGTTATTAAGCTATTGGAGCCTATAACATAGGACAAGTCAGAAGTTTTGTAACTTGCAACATACAAGTCAGTGATAGACAAAGGTTCATCTTCCCCATCAAGTAATAGAACTCCAGAACTGTCTGTTATTATAAGTGGAAATTTATAAACTTTATTGTCTGCTCCCAGGAAGGTATCATCAAAAGTTCTTAACATAATGGCCTTGGCATCTGTTATATTTCTACATAAATCATTTTCATATAAAGCTGAAACACTTGTACCTCCATTCATGCCAAAAACAACGCTATCCCCATTTGTATCTAAGGCAATTATGGCTAATTTTGAGCTAACTGAAGTAGTCGCGGTAACCAGATTGAATAACAAGAAGTAATCTCCCAATACTACTTCTGCACCAGTCCAGTTATATGTCGAATATGTTTGCAAACAGAAAGTAACTTGATTTGTGATCGTACTACCACTGGTCCAAGCGTCTCCATAATAGAAACCAACTTTCCCAATAGTATAGTATATCTTGATAACTTTACTTGATATTGCCGGACATGAAAAAATCAAATAATCTGTTGTTTGATAATGAATTGTAAGCGCTATACTATATTTGGCTGTCAGAGCTGTAGCGACATCTGATAGAAAATAAGTCGCATTAAGTTGGGGTGTTATATGATTATTTGCCATTTATTCTCTCCTCTTTAAGATATAATAACATTCGTGAGCACTAGATCTTGATCAAGAAGCATTGCGGCAAAGAATGAATTTGTTGAAAGTGCTAACCCACTCCCTCCCGCCTTATCGGCTTTTAAATAGAACTTTCCATTCGGTTCATCGTAAGCTAAGATATACCCATCTTTTCCTGTGAAATCTGTTATATCCACAGGCTTTGTTTTGATCTTAACTGCATCTGGATCGCCCCAAGAAGTATCGTAATCAGTTTCGCTGTCTTTCACTAATACTTGACCTACTGTCCCGCCAGCTGGCAAGCCGTTGGCTGCTTCGGGTGCATCCATCCATTTAATATCATAATCATCATCTGAATTTTTGGCTGCTAGTTGATTTTCTGTCCCGCCTGCAGGCATACCGTTTGCAGCTTCGGGAGCATCCATCCACTTCAGGTCATAATCGTCATTTGAGTTTTTGGCTGCTAGCTGGTTGGTAGTACCGCCTGCAGGCAACCCAGGGGCAACAATAAATTCAACTGCATTTTCAGCCTCATTAACTGCCAGCACCTTTCCACCTTGGTCTGTAAATGAGGCTGGAACTTGACCCAAATCAAGAAAGTCATGAGAGGTTTCTGGGTGTGTATGGGTTGTTATTTCCCCTGTAAGAACGGCTTCAATTTCTTCTTTTGTCATAGCTCCCGAACCTTTAGACATCCACCAAGCGGAAGAACCATTTGAGAGTAGCAAGGCCTGTTCTGTTGTCTTGATCGTAGTAATAGTAGAACCACTGTATTTGATAGTAATATCTCCAGTGCCTACGTTAGAAATTCGGTACCATAGCCCACTCGAAGGTGTAGGTAGAGTAATATCTACAGCTGAGTCTGAATTAACAACTACATCCCCTATTTCTGCGTAAGTCATTGTCGCTGCGGCTGTTTTATAAGTAACACTTCTTTGTTTTATCATATCTTAATTCCCATCCTTATCCTTTTCCACCCGGTAGCTGATTTGTAGAATGCAGCACAACTTCCACTTGGCGGTGGAGTATATGCGGAAGAATATATATAAGGAGCAGTAGCAGAGAATGGAGTATTAAATATTAGCTCATTACCAAGTTGGTAAATTTTAGGTATTGTTGTTGAAGTATGATAACTTGTGCTTTGCCATACTTTCCATTTTGTTTTATTTTCAAAATCTGCGGCAGTGGGATTTTCAAGATAGCATATTTTATTTGGTACACCCATAATATAAACAAAGGCGCAGTCAGAAGATGTATCATAGAAGACTGTTGACCAGAAGCAACTATCCAACAATTCATCTGTAAAATCATCACTATAGTCACCCAGAGAACTCCATGAGTCGCCATTATCTATGGATTTGATAAGATAGGTATTTCCTGAACTTGCTGCACGATAAATATACAAAGTACCATCTGGAAGTTGACACGCTTGACTTAAACCATTTTCATACCAGCCAGTATAAGACGCTCTCTGGGTCCAAGTTGCTCCATTATCATCTGAAGTATAAATGTAGCTTGCCTTAAAATTATAGATAGTAGTATATACTCGGCCTTCATGAATTCCCACTATAAGTCTTCCTGTTGAAGTTTGAAGCACAACGGAAACTTGGCCATCTTCTCCAGAATTAGTTTCTGTCGCTGTGGCAGTATGAATTGTTGTTAGTAAATTCCAATCATCACCGTTTCCTGTATTTGAAATATAGCATTTGGTCCATGATGCAAGAGCTTTATTTGCAATAATTAATAATACTTTTCCATCTGACCTTCTAAATAAAGAAGTCTGGCCTGTATGGACATTATCAACAGAAATCCCCGTAGTTTCTACAATTGAATCCATAGCAAAATTTGAAGTTAAAAAGTCAAGATCAGAACTAAATCCAGTATATAAAGTCTTAGAAGTCAGGTCCATCCAACAGCTCATATATCCGCCATCAGTTTTAGGTACCCAATTTGAAACCCATTTATTTACTGAACTATATCCCTGCTTATATGGTGTAGTATTAAAATTTCTTTCAGCTAAACTCATTTACTAATGCCTCCAAGCCGTTCCGTCGGTGATCAGCTCGATGCTCTCATTTGGGTACAAGTACATATTTGTGACACCGTTAATTGTGCCGGCTATAGTAACTATCCCCGTACCAGTGTTATAAATTTTCTTGATAATGCCAGCCTGCGTCGCGGCGTGTAAGGTTATGGTGATGGTCCCGCTTGCCTTGATGAACTCTGAAGCATAAGCCTCCAGGGTAGTATTGCTTGATATATCTGTCTTGTCGTACCGACTATAGTCGTCGGTGTCTATCCAGAGGTCTTCCTCTTTGGCTTCTGTTGGTTCGTCTGCTTGCACCCATACTTGCGGAACTGTAAGAATTATTTCACCCTCCACAACCCCAGCTATTTTCAAGTCACCGAGATAATACCCATCCTCCCGAATAGAAGCAAAATCGATACCCGAGCCGTCATTACTGTAAAAGTATACTTCACCATTTTCAATGACTTGAAGGTAACCGCAATTTGTCCCCCCGGGCTTTAACCTGATAGAGTTTACTTCATTAAAAGCTGTATCGATTGAACCACCATTCTCACCGATATAAAGTATAGCGCTATTGGCATCACCAACTATCTTGCCGGCTTTAATTGTGACAGCTTCGAGAAGTAAACCGTAGATTTGCTGAGCGACAAGTGTGCCTGTATAAACGCCAGTTTCATCGATATAAGTCATCATGGTTGCCAGATTCACAATATCATTTATTGTCGGCGGTTCCTCAAGATCCCACCAGCTGATGCTGCCTCCTTCCATGATGATATCGCCAACGAATTTGTATTTTTTGGCGACCGCATCAAAGTATATGGCATCGGTCCAGTTAACGCCTCCGCCGTCCCCTACTTGCATCTTAAAGGC